ACCGACTTCCTTGGTCTCTAAGAGAGTTTTCTTTTCTTCTTTAGTAGATGATTGTGCAGACCAGTTTTCTAGAAATTCCAACAAAGGCCTAAATGTTGGTACTAGGATTTGTTAAGTTTACTTAGCAACAGCAATATCAATCGACGTAACAGCACGTCAAGTGACAAGATCACATTGCTTCAGGATATCAGGTTTTTGATCACGTGATATTTCTGCAATTCCAGTTTAAAGTCATGGGGGACGGAACAGTCTAACAAAGAAATGCATTCTGCAGATAAGCAGCCATCAAATCTTCATAAGATTGAGTGTAGACTTTTGACGAGTCTAGTATCTGTATCACTTTATTGAGTCGGGCACGTTCAAATTCAAACGTAACCTTACCATAGTGGAAAAACTCAGAAATTGCAGTACGCAAATTTTCAATAGTTTGTTCCTTCTTAGGTTTCTCATCAGATCGAATCCATTGGGTCATGGAATAAAGTGAAGGTAATTCGAGGGGGGCAAAAGTACAAGAGCCCTGTTCTCTAAATTTCCTTTGGAGAAATATTAGATCCTCTCGAGGGATGGATTTCTTATCCATCGGAGATTTGTCGGGGTTGGTGATATCCCAATTGAATTCTCTCTTAAAGAGTTTAGAAATGGTAATACCATTAAATTTATCAATCACATCAGGATGAACTCCAAGAGCAGAGTCATCACCATTAACACCCAAAGCACACCAATCATCAAATTTCAATCCAGGACAAAGCTTACGGAAAGCAAATCTAAAACAAATTGAATTGACGATAGAATTTAACCAAGAAGTTTCCCAAGAGCCAGAAGGCATCAAAATACAGGAAAACACCTTGTTGTGCAAAATGAAGTTACTACACAAAGTGGTAACAACAAGACAAACAATATTGCGGATCCACAATGCATCCCGAATCGGATCAAGACACATCATTTCCGCTATTTCACGGGAAACGTCCCACGCCAAACCAACGACAAAATTAATGTCCCAGGCAGGCGTATCAAGGGCTACGAAACCAGTTTTGGGGCCAAAACGACAAAGTCGCTTATGCAACATACCCCATTCAGCTGAATGACAATTAATCCCTAAGGATATATCACTTTGAGTTGGATCAGAACACAACGCTTCTTTAAAAGTACCTAAATACATTATCGAACGTAAAACGTGTGATTTGCCCATAACTGCAAAGGCGCGGGTTGCGCCAGCTGCGACTCTATCAATAGGCCGCGTCTCATCTTTAAGACACCAGGATGCAATTCCAGGTGGGAAAAAGCCTTGTTCAACCAAAGCTATTTCCTCTTTTACTTGTTTCTCTAATCGAGGATCAATCCAAAAAGGAGATCGACGAATTAATTTGTCCAACTTAATGCCACGTTCGGCAAAACCAGGACCAGATGATTTAGAAAGAGAAATTGAAGATACATCGTGGGAAACGAGACCATTTACGGCCTCCTCTAAAGTTAAAATACGATGTTTATGCTTGGAAAAATTCGGATGACGAATACCAAGATAATTATCTCGATGAGTGAGTTCAGGATCCATTGGACGGATCCTTTTATTGCCAATTTTGGCTAAGGCGAGTTCAAGTGGTTTAATCAAAACACCTTTGTCATTGCGAAATGGCGAAAGTTTAGCAGGCGCTTTGAGCACAGGATAATAACATGGAATAACATCGCCATTTGGATTAATAACACCATCATAAAAACATGAGGAGACGATTCTTGAATCACGAGGAACAAAAATACTCTGACTAATAGTAGCAACTTCACGAGCGCCAGACAAAGATTCTCCGACTGATGGGGACATGGTGAAACCTCCCTCAGCTAAAACTTGTTCTGACAAGGAATAATGGGCTTCAGGCCTCAAAAACCTGTCAAAATCTTCTACATAGATGGGTGCGACAATGGAATCGCCTTTAAAACCTGCTACGTGAATACCCACAAATTTCTTCTCAACTTTAGGATTGAAAAGAACATAAGGAGTACCACATAAACCAGGCATACCTTCAACGCTTTGGGCGCGGTATGACCCATACAATTCTTTGTGAATCATCCCATTTGGCGAGGGATAACTCGTGGTAACAACATTTCCTTTGGAGAAATGAGTACCCTTAGAAACAACCATAAGTTTCCGATGAAACTGTATCCTTGCAGGATTAGCAGCCTCAAGAT